TATGCTCTGAGCACCTACTAGCAAAGGAACACCATGCCAAAACAACAAATCTTCAGACTCGGTCGAACGATTCTTGTCGTATCTTCCATAGTTACTCTGTTCAACGTCTTCGGCTTAATTCCAGCCTTTATCGGATGGGTACTCCTGGTCTATGGAGCTTCCGAATGAACGCTGGCCCGCGTCACGCATAGTCGCGTATGAACGCTGGCCACACCCAAGCGTCGTAGCCAAAGAGCTGGCAATTCTCCGCGCTGAGCAAGCAGCTGCGGAATGGGACACTAAACGCGCCTTCCTAGATCACCTAACCTTCAATCTCGGATTACCGATGGACCGCGTTAGACGTCGTAGGGTCGTGGCAGAATTCACTCAAAGAATGCTCAAAATCGGAGAAGGAATTTATGAACGACAAAAGGCTGATAGCCCGCTCTGGGACTGAAGAATGGTATAAGGCCCGCGAGTATGGGGTAAGCGCTACGACGGTCGCTAAGGCCGCTTCTGGCCCTGGTGGGTATAACGCAGAGCTAGAACGCGCTCTACATCCCGAAGCGAATGTAATCGAAGATAACGCTTACATGAAATTCGGTCGAGACTGGGAACAATGGATTGTAGAAGCGATACCTGAGTCCTACGGTATCAAGGCGAACGATTGGCTAATAGCAGCTGCGGAACAAGAACGCCACCTTGCCACACCTGACGGCCTAAACGCAGACTGGTCAATAATCGCAGAAGTCAAAACGACCGGCAAAGACTGGGAAGGCACAACTATCCCCATCCAATATCGCCGCCAGGTTCAATGGCAGATGTATGTTACCGGCGCGACTTCATGTGTCTTCGCCTGGCTATTGCGCGTCGAAGACGATAACGGAGTATTCGCTCCAGCCTGGCTCGAACCTAAGCACATCATCATCGAACGCGACGAAGACATGATCCGCGACCTTATCGACGTGGCGCATAGATTCGTGACAGACTTCAATAACTACAAAGAACTAGAGCTCATCGTCAGAAGGGACATATAATGGCTCACTTTAACCTCGCAGATTATCAAACCGTCCAGGAGCGAATTGACCTTCTGAAAAAGACGTATCCTGGGTCTCGAATCGTGAACCGAATGGTGCACATTGACGACACCAGCATTATTGTCGAATGCTCGATTTATCTGAACCTCGAGGATACAGAGCCAACGTGTGTCGACCTGGCGCACGAGGTCAAGGACGCTTCACCGGTAAATAAAACGTCGTGGGTCGAGAACTGTACCACGAGCTCGACTGGGCGCAGCATAAGTCTGCTAGGCGGACCATTCTCCCCAAAAGGTAAAAGACCCTCGCGCGAAGAGATGTCAAAGGTCGAACGCGGAAACAAAGCCACGCAAGTGACGTCAAAAGACATACAAGACGCCACAACAGTCAGCGCGCTCAACGAACTATGGTCTAAAGCTGTCGACTCGGGAGACTCCGTCAAGCTCATCAGCGAATTTACGGCCCGCAAAAAGGCGCTAGGTGGATAAACATTACGATCTAACCGTCCCTGGTCATCCCATCGCAAAAGAACGACCGCGACTTACACGATATGGCGGAGTCCATACACCATCGAGAACAGTCGAATTCGAGAAGCTAGTCGGTAACGCCTGGTTCGATAAATACGGCGAAACTAAATTCGAAGGAATGCTCCAGGTATGGCTTTACTTCGGAACAAAAACACATTTAAAGCAAGACATCGATAACCTGGCTAAATCTGTCCTCGACGGATTACAACGCGCTAACGCATTCGCCAAAGGTGACGAACAGGTCTATAAATTGACGGCCAGTAAATATCCGTCAGAACAACAGCAAACAATAATCTGTATTAGGGAATTAGTAGACTATGCTCTACCTGACTAGCCTCGCTCCCTACAAGCTTCCCGCCGGACATGGCTAGGTGTCCGGCGGGATTCCAATTAGGAGCACCATGGACGATCTACACATCGCCGCATCACCCGAATATCTCAAAGGCGTCGCGGACGAACGCAAACAAACAATAGAACGAATCATCAGACTTATCGAATCGTCCTTCCCTGAAGATATGCGAGCCCGCCGCTCTAATCTCATCGCTCTCATTAAGACTGTCCGATGAGCTTCAAACTAGTCAAGCGAATCATTCATTCCGATCGCGTAGAAGGTATCCATAAGCTCATCCTGATTATCCTGGCCGACTATGTTAACGAAGGTAACGGTAACGCAGCCTGGCCATCTGTTACGACTATTGCTAATCAGGCCGGCACATCTATCCGGCACACTCGTCGAATCATCCGCGAGCTCGAAGCTGAAGGAGTCTTAGTTACGACTCGCCAGGCAGGATTACGAGGGACGAATAAATACGTTATTGACGTCACTCGGGGAGTTGATACGCTCTCTAAATTCGAGCCAGGGGCGGACACCCATGTCCGAGGTGGGGCGGACACCCACGTCCGGTCTAGGGCGGACATTTACGACACCAAGGGCGGACATATGAGACACCCAGGGGCGGACACCCATGTCCCCCGAATAGATAATGAACAAATAAGAAAATATCAGCTCGACGGTGCGCCGGCCTCTGGCCAGGGCGCGACCGTCTCGCAACAGATAACTAAAAGTAACGAGAATGGCGCGATCGTCCAGGCTGATGCCGACGACACGCCAGAATGTAAACAACACACAACACACTACGATTACCAATGCGCTAAATGCTATGCTGAACGCGAAGCATACGAGAAAGGAAAACTAGCCACATGATCACCACCGAAAAACCAGCCAAACTAATCGGCGCATACAAGCACCTTCTACTCCAGCTGAAAAAAGTAAACGCCATCGACGACATCGACGCAGACCATCTGCTCGACCGATACATCCGAGGCCACATAACAGGATTCGGACACTTAGCAGAATGGCTACTGGCCACCGGATCGATAGGCGGCCACAACTACGACCAGATAATCTACTACGGTCGTAAGTACGGGGAAAACCGATGAATATGAGAACCGTAAAAATAATCCAGGTCAGCAGAAACGAATGGCCAACACACAAACACAAAGCAGCTGTCCGCAAAGCTGTAAAAGCTCGAATCAAAAAAAACAACAAGAAAGGAATCAGCTCATGGCACTTGTTAAAGTCGAAGGACGAGTATCCAAACTACTAGGCACTAAAGGATTCGTACTATCAGAACGCATCATCACCAGCACCGACCAATCATGGGAAACCCCTTGGACCATCTGGGGAGATCAGCCAGCAGAGAACGCAATCGTCGAAGTAACCGGTGAGCTGCGCGTCGAAATAGCAAAACACTACGAGACCAAAGAGATTCTGCTCACTCAGACAGGTGCGCCTTACGTCGCACGAACAGTCGGAGACGCAACGATCAAGGTAATCAAAGAAGGCAAACCAGTCGAGGCAACTCAATGGGAAGCCCCATCCCAGGGAGCACCCTTCTAATGTCTAAATCGTACAAAATGCGAATGTACCAGCGACGACTCTGGCAACAACGAGGAGTAATCGTAATGACCGGCGCAACCATCTGGGCAGTCATCGCCATCATCATCGTCATCTCAGTCAAGGCCGCTCAATGAGCACACTCGAAGAACTCTTCAACGATGTTCCACCGATAACCGGAAAACAATGCCGGTTAAACGCCTGGCTAATCATGTTATCCGAAGACGATAGAAACGCCTTCTGGAAGGCGATGGACAACGAACAGATACCAACCAGACACATCTGGCGAACAGTCCGCTCAATCGGATGCCCGAATCAAGAATCATCCATTCGGGCACATCGACGCGGAGAATGCCTAAGCTGCGAAAGGAAAAACAATGGCTGACGCGCAAACAGACAGAATGATAGAAGCAATCACAAAACAGATTGAAGTCATCTGTAAATTGCTCGGAATCGAACGAGCACCACTACCCAACGAAGAAAACTACGATCCACAGATAATCCAGGACCAACTCGACCCTGATGCTTAACGAACTGTTGAATACCCCGCAGCCCCCGCGTGCTCCTGACACTCGGGGCGCTGCGGTATTCACACAAGAATGGAACGCAACCGGAGAAGAATCCGTCGTAACCGCTGTAACCGATACAGAACTAGCACACGAACAACTACACGACTTCATTACCGAACGCGGCGGAATCATCCCCGAAGGCTATGTGGCCACGATGCTCACCGCTAAATTCAATCCGAACGCATGGACCAGAGACATAGCCAAAGATGAAGACGGTAAAAAAACACCAGCAGTCACTAGAGGCTCATGGTCATACACGTTCAAAATTAGTAAAGCAATCGACCGTCAAAGCAAAATCAACGACCTAATAAAACTGGTCAATAAAAAACCAGCCAAACAACAACAACAGAAAACAGACGACCTATTCGTCTTCGCTATGGGAGACAGTCAACTAGGGAAGGTAGACGCAGATGGAACAGAAGGAATTGTCACACGCTGGACCAAGAGCCTGGAAACAGCTCGAACAGCATGGCTGGCCGGTGGACGGCCAAGCGTTCTCATCGCCGGACTCGGTGATCATATTGAAGGGAATCAATCTCAAGGCGGACGAAACTTCTTCCGCTCTGATCTCACTATCTCAGAACAACTACGAGTGTTTCGGCGGATGCTCTTACGGACCATTGACACATTCATTGAAGCACCGCGTCTGGTCGTGGGTATTGTCAACGGCAACCATGATGACATTCAACGCTTCCAAGCTACTGACGCAAGCGACGGCCACGCTACTGAATCAGCAATCGCAGTTAGCGAAGCGCTCGCACTCAATCCGGCACGATACGGACATGTTCAGATCTACGTCCCAGGCAAAGACGAAGACCACCTTGTCCTAGAAGTAAACGGCACTAACTTCGTGCTAATCCACGGCCACCAATGGAGTCGAGGTAAAGCGATGGAATGGTGGGAGAAGCAGACATTCAATAACCATCCAGCAGGAGCAGGTCACATCCTGATACACGGCCACGAGCACGAATTCCAGATAAGCAGCAGACGCGACCGTCTAATCATCACCACACCAGCGCTCGAGCAAGAGTCCACCTGGTACAAGCACAAAGCAGGAGCAGTCGGGAGACGAGGTGTGCTTACCTTCATCACTAAACCTGAAGGACAATTCGAGAGAATGGCAATCGTCTAATGGCAAGCAAGCGCAGCGATCTACAAACCGAAGCATGGCGTAAGAAACTCAGGCCACTCATACTTGAACGCGACGGCTACACATGTATGGGATGTCTCAATCCAGTAGACGGAGCGGACGCCACCATAGACCACATCATCCCCAAAGCGATGACGGGCGTGGCAAACAATACCCCATCAAACCTTCAGACCCTATGCCGGTCATGTAACTCAAAGAAGGGAACGAACGTAGCACCACATCGTCGAGCGTTTGTTAAACCAGGGTGGGGGGTATCTCTACAGTAAGAAAAAACGATAGGGGGTAGGGGTCTCTCAGAATTTAGTCAAATTGTTTTTTCTTCCCGTTGTCCACAAT